AATCCAAGATATAGAAGTAGTAAATGGAGCTTCTTCAGATATATCTGGAAATTTAAATGAATTAGATACCGGTCAAAATACACCACATATTTTGCTTATAAAAATTAGATTTTCTAATTTTGACAGTATAGACACAGTAGAAGAATTAGAATTGAGATTACCCACCGGAGGAATTTAAGAATGCCCGATAATTGCCCATTTGACGTTAATCCTTTGTCGGAACCTTTAATTACAAAAAATGAAAGTTTTAGCAATGTAAATTATACTAATCAAGACTTTTGGTCTTTGAAAAATAGATTAGTTGATTTTATTGGTGAAAGATTTGGAGAAAATGGCAACACTCTTCCAAACACTTTTAATGATTTAGTAGAAGGTTCAATAGCAATAATGCTCATAGAAAATTGGGCATTCATTGGAGACACTCTTTCGTTTAAAATTGATCAAATTGTAAACGAATTGTTCATAGACACAGTTACAGAACCAGATAACGCTTTTAGACTATGCAAGTTAGTTGGATTTGAACCAACTCCTCCAATACCGTCTAGAGCCTTATTTACAGCGACAATAAATACAACTTACGATCAAGATATAACGTTGCCTGCACCTTTATCTGTTGATGTTATTTCTGATGGTGCTCAAATAAAATATGAGTTGTTTCCAGCAGACGCTGAAAATAATCCTATTTTCAATCAAGATATTATTATCTCTTCTGGAACTTCTGTTAACTCAGCAATTGTGGGACTTCAAGGCTCAACAACAGTTGATGAACGCACAGGGACTGGAATTACCCTGCAATCTTATGAAACAAGATTTGCTTCTGTAATTTATGATTCTGTTTCAGTAAAAGTTGATGGTGCTGAATGGGAAAGAGTAGAGTACTTTACGGATTCTCAACCCAGAAAAGAATTTAGAGTAGAATACGACTCAGATTACAGAGCTTATGTAATGTTTGGAAACAACAAAGTAGGCTTATCTCCAGCAAATGGCTCTGATATAGAAATAACCTACAGAATTGGCGGAGGAACTATTGGAAACATAGTAACTGGTTCTGTGAATATACAGAGACAGGCTAGGGTTTTTGGAAATGATTTTAATGTTCCTGTTTTTATATCAAATTATACAAAAGGAGAATTTGGTTACGACGGAGACACAGTAGAAGACATAAGAGCAAAACTTCCGTTGTATTTAAGAACTCAAAATAGAGCAGTAACAGGAAATGATTATAAAAATTTAACTGATCAATTTGTTTCTCCGTATCATGGACAGATAGGAAAATCTACTGCTGTTTTAAGAAACCAAGGTTGTTCCGGAAATGTTGTTGATATTTACATATTAGCTAAATTAAACGCAAATGGATTACAAGAAGCAAACGATGAATTAAAAAATGATTTAAGCGAAATGCTTGAAGAAAAGAAAATGATCACCGATTTTGTATGCTTGAAAAACGGACAAATAATAGAAACAGATGTATCTGTTGTGGTTGAAGTTCCAAGGACAGAAAGAAAATTTGAACAAGAAATTAGACAAAACATAGAAGTTAAAATTAACGACTTTTTCAGCTTAAGTAATTGGGACTATGGTCAAACTTTAAAAGACTCTGATTTAATCAAAAGTTTATCTGCTATCAAGTCAGCAAAAAGTTTTGATGTGATTTATACAACAAATGATGAAGATAATTCAGGAATCATAGTTACTGCTAAGTTTTATGAGATAATTAGACCCGACACAATAGAAATTTCATTTATGTATGTTTAAGAGGGAAAATGACAACTAAAATAATAGCAGAAAGACAAAAATCAGTTAATATAAGAAATACAGATGATATTAAATTTGTATTATCGACGACTGATGCGGATGGTTGTCTTCAAACCCCTTATAAAATAAATCAAGTAACAATATATTTCATATCAAGAGAGTTTGCCAGCAAAAATTCTTTTGAATATGAAAATAGAATTTTAGATAGTAAAAATTTAGACAATTACGATGCTCAAAAGCAAATAACATGTGATTCGCCAACATCTGAAAACATAAGCAAGTTGGCAACTCTGAAAAAAGAACTTGACGATTCTACAACTAAGTCTCCATTCTATTTTAAAGAATCCATACCAGTTAAAATTTGGGGTGGTTATGTTAACGAAACTGGGGAACTATTTCCAGCTTGGATAAATCCAACTATGGTGCCTGCGCCAGAAGTTGACCAAGTAACGCAAGACAATATGCTCACTTTAACTGAAGAAGGTAAATTTAGTTTAAATTGGGACGCGAGCGAATTAGGAGAAGGGGATTACTTTATTTGTTGGAATTGGAATCCCAGCTTATCTGGAAATGATCTAGCTGCACATATGTTATTTCAGTTAAAAGGGAATACGCAACAAACCTGTGCACTTCCAACACACTTTACAGATCCAGAGAAGTACCCAACATTGATGGAAAGATACCTTCCGGAGATGTTTAAAACATTAATTGCAGAGAGTGATTTAACTCCTTATGTTCTTCAAGAACTGAATGCTTCTGTTGGTGATGGATTTGAAGTTATAGAAGACATGGCAAATCAAATAATAGATTTGCTAGATTCAAATACTCTTCAAACAAGACTTTTGCCTTTATTATCAAATACGTTTAATTTAAATTTAAAATCTAATGATATTACCTTATGGAGAAGGCAAATTAAAAAAGCAATTCCCAACTTTAAACAAAAAGGAACTTTTGCAGGTTTGAAGTCTGCCTTGGGTGATGCTGGAATTAAGCTTTTGAAAGTAACTAGACTTTGGCAAATTAATTCAAAATACACATATCAAGAGAATTTTGAAAAAGTTCAAGAAGATGTAGATAAATTCACATTGTCTAAAAACGTAATTTTACCGATAGATCCAAATAACTTCTCGGCAAACTACAGACCTAAAGATTCAAACGATTGGCAATCAATAACACAAGATTATGTAAATATACAACTGGAATCAGACGGAAGCTATTCTGTTACTTGGACTGGAGATACTGCTCCTAGTCCTATTGCTTTAGAGGTTGGCGATAGCTTTAGAGTGCGATATCAGATAAAGCAAGTGCCTTCACCTTCAGAGCAGTCTTTAGAAGATTACATTATATCTTTAAACCTTATGGACTTAAGAGACGAAAGACTTCAAGATTACCCTCCTAAGAATTGGAATACAAGAGTTTTAGAAGAAGATGATCCTCTTTTCAATGTGCTGATTCCTATAACGCATCCAATTACAGACGATATAGTTTGGGGAAAAGTAAGAACAGAATTTCCATATAGTGAAAATGTTTATAATATGGAAGAATACAATGGGTCTACAAGAGATAGCTATGATCCTTGTGATATAGAAAAAGAATTCATGGAAAGCTGCGGTCAGTGTCAGGGATCAAAAATAAATATTGATGTAGAAATAGAAGAATTATCTGAGGATAGGATATTAGAAGCTCAAAGAACTATAGAAGAATACATTCCTTTTCATAGCATAATCCATTCAATAAATTTTGTTGGTTCGGTTCATGAATTTGTAACATCCCCAGTAGAAGTTATTAATTCTTTAATTACAAATAATTATGAGGACTCAACAATTTCAGGAAACGCTCAGTTTATATTCAACAGAGCAATTCCACCTGAGCAATGGGATGCTATAAAAAGAAATGTTTTGGCTACCATGTCAGATAGAACAGGCACGGTTACTGGGACTGGATACAATAATAAAATACTTTTGTATTGCCCAAGTTCCAGCACTACTGCTGAACTTGAAAATTATGATTTCAAAGACAAAGTTGGATCTTTTATTCAAAGAAATATAAATGAAACTGATTTGAGTGGAACTCCATCTGATAATTCCAATATATTAGAAATACTTTCTCCTTCTGCAAACCAAGGAACTTATAGTGTATCTAATGTTCAAAAAGACATGGTTGAAATTACTGTTGGAACCGTGAGTGAGCCAATTGATACTTCGCAATTTGAATTTAGAATATCAAACAAAATTTTCGAAGAAAGCTCAGTAGATATAACTCAAGATGATCAATATATTTTCTCTTGCGGGACAGATCTTTCTCCTTTTGGAATAGTCAGTCAAAAAGACATAGACGATGGAGTTGCTACTGGTCCTGTATGGGAAGTTAATCTTGAATGGACTCCAACTGTTCAGACATATACCATATTAGAAATTCTACCAGATGGAACATTATTGTTAAGTGGATCAGCTCCAATATCTTCTACTGTAGACGTATGGCAATTAATAGAACAACCAACAGCTGCCGTAATAGCAGAAGGGACTACTGATGGCTCTGTGGCTACAGACTACAAGGCCATAGTTGATTTCGACCCATCAGGAACATCTACAGTAACAGACATTCGAAATCATATTAAAATTGGAGATTATTTATCTTACGGTTCGTATGACTATAAAATTAAAAGTTTTTTGAAAAATGAAACTCATAAATTTTATATAGAAACTCCTGCTAGTAGTCCCGGATATCCATTCGGATTAGGCGGAGTGGCAGTTAAAATATACAGAAGAATTATAGAAAACGCAGTTGGCAGACTTGGATATGATGGTTTAAGACTGGAAACAGCGGTGAATTATGAATCTAGTTTGCCTATTCAAAATGGAACAAATGCAATAGCAATCAAGACATTAGAAAGTGAATTTAAAGAAAATTACCTAATTTTAATAGGTTCTGATTACTACTCTATAACAGACATAGATGGAACCACCATTACGTTAAATGGGCCTAATGATAAAATTTGGCAAACTACTGGAACCTCTGTGGACTTTACAATATACCAATTTATTAATCAACCATTGAGCATACAAGAAAATCCATATCCTGTAAATCCCGGACACGACTTTGAAGAAGTTGTGAGATCAGATAATGAAGTTATAACTAATAACATAGAGTCTTCAGTGTCTTTTCTTGCTGCTAAAGCTTTGAATAATGCAAATGAACTTTCAGATTCAACGACACAAAATGAAGGTGTTAACTTTAAGATCGAGTATCAAGACGGAACAAGTGAGGAAGGTAAAATATGAAAATAGAAAATTTTGCAACCTGTAGAGGTGACGTGACCGTGCTTATTGAACATAAAGACGGTTACCAACAACAAATAGAATTTAGAAATGCAATTTTGAAAGCAGGAAGAAACGCTTTAGTTTCTGGACTAGCCAATGAAATTGGAGATGATTTCGATTTCTTTGTTAGTAGAATGATTTTTGGAGATGGTGGAACTCAAGGCGGAGTGCCAAAACAAGTCGAAGAAACCAGAACGGGATTATTCGGTTCAGCAAGAGTTACTAAACCTGTCATTGCAAATATAGATCCAAATAACAACACGCAAGTTGTTTTTACTTCTACTGTGCCTTATGACGAAGGCAATGGATATACTTTAAATGAAATGGCTCTTCAATTAAATAATGGTGATTATTATAGCATGGCCACTTTTCCGGGCATATCTAAAACATCAACGATGCAGATAACTTGGAATTGGAGATTGTCTTTTATCTAATTTAATTAAAATGAAAAGAAAAGTTTTATTTGAAATAAGAAGATTCAATGGCGAAGATTTAATTTTTATTGATAATCAATATTTTGATTTTGCAATAGATGATTCCGCTTTAGAAAAAGTCAATTCTTTAGAAGGCGAAGAATTGGAAAAAGTTCATGAGAATATTAAAAATTATCTTCTAACATCTCTTGCTCAAGTTTTAGGAAGAGCAGTAACAATGAAAGAAGTTATGGAGGCCATTAAAACAGGTTATATACAACTATGATGCTAGTAGAGGAAAAAGACAAAAGATTTTATATAAAAAAATCTAATATTAAAGATGCTGGAATGGGAGTCTTTGCCTCTGAAGACATCAAAAAAGGGTCTTATCTAGAAATAATAGGAGTCATGGTAAATGTAGATTCCGTTGCTGATCAATGCACTAATTTTGCAAAAGACTATAAATTTGCAGCTCAATATGAGGACAAATACACAAGACATATTATTCCAATGGGCTATGCGGCAATAATAAATCATGCGACAGAAGAAAAAAATCAAAATGCTACAATAAGGTTTATAAATAAAAATAATAAGAATCCAGCCGCTTCTTCTGCTGTTTATTTTTTCATAAAAGACGTAAAAAAAGACGACGAAATATTGGGTAATTACGGAGAAAAATGGCAAACTAGAATCATAGAAGATGCTGACTGGCAAATGTTTTTGGATTTGGAACTATATAATTTAAGGAAATTAAAAAGATAATAAGGATTAAATATGCCAGACATCAGTAAAGTGCCAGAAGTTTTGTATCAAGGCCTTCAACCTTATCACGTACAATATGA